ATTTTGCCAACACACACGCAGGAGGTTTTGGTAGTTTTGAGACAGGGCTTTTCAAGCACAATTCGTATAGTAGCACTGATGTAGATGCGTTTCAAAATTTATCTGGTATATTTGGAGACTTAGCATGAGTACACTAAGAACAAATGCCCTAGAGGGAGTAGACGCAAAGAACAGCATCACTATTGTTGCAGGTGCAGGGAATGTAAATACAACAAATGTACAGCAAGGTTTAGTAAAGCAATGGAAACAATTTGATGCAGGTGACTCTAATGCTATACGAGATTCTTTTAACACAGCTAGTATTACAGACGAAGGAACAGGAGAGTTTATGGTAGTTCTAACAAGCAATATGGCTAACTCTAGTTATTGTGTCCATGTTACAGGCTCAACAAATATGAGTGGTTGTATAGATAGTGACACAGTAGCCACAAGTCAATATGGAACAGAGTATGATGAAGATAGCAACGGCAATCCTGCTGACCCTAATAATGGTATGTCTTCAGCATCAGGAGATTTAGCATGACACCAGAATTTCAAGGAACACATTTATGGGATAGACTAGGATGGGCAAAAGAAAACCTAGAGCCATACAGAAGTGAATATTGCATTGTATGGGAAGACCCTGACAACCTAGATGAACCTGCAAAGATAACACACCCTGACCCTAATTGGATGGCATGTGCATTGAATGGTGGCATTTTACCTCCAGTTTGGGTATATTGGGAGTTGAAGAAAGACGAGGCAAAGCCTGACTTTGTAAAGCATACTCGTGGCTACCTACTTCATAACACTGAGCCTGTAAAGGCGATGACAGAAAGAGAAGCGGTAGAATACCTCATACAGAAAGACATACCAGAGAGAGTATGGAGAGATTATGAGCAAGCAAACCATAAGCGTTTGTTCATAGTAAAGAAAGAGCAGTTACCGCAACATCGAACATGGCGTAACGCTTGGAAAATAGATCAACAAGTGGCATAGGAGACACAAATGACAAAAACATTTATAACCGATAAAGATGGTGCAACAGTTGATGCGTCTACTGTAACTGTACCCTCAGACAGACATTTTAGAAATGCTTGGAAACTAGATGGCTCTGTGATTGCAGAAGATATGACAGAGGCAAAGAAGATATTCCAAGACAAGATTAGGGAAGTAAGAAAGCCCCTTCTTGAAGCTGAAGATGTAGTCTACATGAAAGCAATGGAAGCTGATGACGCATCTGCTAAAACAGCATCTGTTACACGCAAGACTGCATTGAGAAATGCACCTGCTGCAAGTGCCATAGATGATGCAACAACAATAGCTGAATTAAAAGCTGCTTGGGATACAAGCACATTGGGTGACAGCCCTTACGCATGAGGTAAATAAATGGCTTTAACCCAAATAATAAATGATGGATTAGCAACCAGTGGTTTACCCGCAGGTTCTGTCGTGCAAGTAGTAAATTTCCAAACTGGTGCTGTAGCTTCTGGCACTACTACGATTGCTTATGACGATACCATTATGCAGAATACAGAGGGTACTGAGTTTATGACTTTGGCTATTACTCCTACCAGTTCAAGTAATAAATTAAAAATTGACGTTGTTGGTCATTTTAACCATGACGGATCTAATAAAATTCTCACAGTTGGATTATTTCAAGATTCTACGGCTGATGCGTTAGCACTTATGGCTAGTTTCCAAGCTCTATCTAATTGCCCCCTCCCTATAAGTTTTACCCATTTTATGACTACGGGAACTACTTCAGCCACTACTTTTAAGGTAAGGTGTGGTGCTGATACGTCAGCTACAGTAACCTTTAATGGACGAGATGGAACTAACAGGAGAGGTGGAGGTAGATATGCTTCCTCAATAACAATAACGGAGATTGCAGTATGACCTTGAATGTTAAAGCAGTATACGCACTTTACAGTAACGCTGTCAAAACTAAGGGTGACAAAGCCTTTGATGTTAATGGTAATGAAATAAGATTAGACATGACTAAAATTAATAATTGGGTTGACCCTACTGCCTATATTGATAGTCGAGTAGCAGAGTATCCATCTATAGAAGACCAACTAGATGATTTATATCACAATGGCATAGATGGTTGGAAAGAAACTATTAAAGTTATAAAAGATAAGTACCCAAAAGGATAATTAAATGCCATACATAGGAAAAGCACCACAACAAGGCATCCGTAACAGGTTCATCTACCAAGCCACAGCAGGGCAGACAAGTTTTAGTGGCTCAGATGCTAACTCACTCACATTGACATATCCAGACTCAGAATATGTCGATGTGTATCAGAATGGAATTTTACTTAAGCCACAGACCGATTATACGTCAAGTTCTGGAACATCAGTCGTGTTGGTTACAGGAGCATCAGCTAATGATGTAGTAGAGATAGTTGTGTATGACACCTTCAGTATAGCCAACAGCTACACCAAGTCTGAGTCTGACACACGCTATCCCTTTCTTGGTAACGACAGCATCATACGAACCAATGGTCAGACTATCAGTGCTGATATAACAATCAGTAGCACAACCAATGCACTGTCAGCAGGGCCTATTACAGTCGGTGCATCAGCAACGCTAACAGTTAATGGATTTTATACAATATTATGACAAGTGAACTTAGAGTAGATAATTTAAAAGGTAGCACCACAGGTGGCAGTATAAATGTCTTGGGTGAAGGTACGTCTGCGACTACTAATTTACAGCAAGGGTTGTGTAAGTGTTTTGTAAGAACAGGTGATTCTGGTCCAGCAGATGTACTAGATAGTTTTAATGTGTCCTCAAGTTCAGACGAAGGAACAGGACAACATAGAAGTGTGTACACAAACAATATGTCAGGAGCAGATAATGCCGCTACAGGAGCAGGTTGTAATGGTGCTGTAAACACAAACACTCTTCTTTTTGAGATAACAAGCAATGAGAGTACATCTCAAATAGAGATATTAACTTTGTTACTAAATGGAACGAGTTCCCATAGTATAACAGATGCACATGGTGCAATAGTAGTACACGGAGATTTAGCATAATGGCAAGTGAAATTAAAGTAGATACAATCGTCAATGCAGGGGGAGACAATGACACTGGTATTGACCTTGCGACTAATGACCAGATATTGCTGAAGGTAGCCAATGCTACAAAGCTAACCATGAACTCTACAGGACAGACCACTATCGTTGGAGAGGGTGGTACGACTACTACGAGTGTACAACAGGGATTAACAAAAGCTTGGTGTAAGTTTCAAGGTGACGATGGTAGCATCTCAAATAATGACAGTCTTAATGTTTCTGGTCTTACTGATAACGGAACTGGAGATTATACTGTAGCTATCAATAATGATATGGCAAATGATGACTATTCTACAGCCACCCATGCTTCACATTTTCATTTCTTATACAACAAGGCAAATACGTCAGCATCAACAGTTCGTTTTGCTACTAACAACGGCTCTAGTTCTGTAGACACGCAAGAATGTGGCGTACAAATTTGTGGAGACTTAGCATAATGGCATCAACACTTAAAATAAATACATTAACAGGTGTCACCACAGCAGGGTCAATCGCTGTGACAGGCGAAGGGAATAGCACCACGACTAATCTGCAACAGGGGTTGTGTAAATCTTGGCAAGACCTTAATGGAGAAACATTTGGCTCAAGAGATAGCTTTAATATAAGTGGTAATACAGACCACGGCACTGGAAGCTACACTAATAGTTATACTAATAGTATGAGTAGTGGGGACTATCATTTTAGTGGTTATTGTGGCGACCCTAATCAGCAGATGGCTGTGTTTCATATAACTGCTACATCTAATAAAGCAGCAGGTTCAACAAAATATGTTACAAATTACGTTAGTAATACTTCTGGTGGTGGAGCAGGTCTTGATACTGAGCAAGTTCTTGTGGCAATACATGGAGATTTAGCATGAGCAAAGCAGCAGAATTAGCAAACCTTATAGGCAACATTAACGCAGGGGGCGGTGGAGCTAATAAAAATGTCATAATAAATGGAAATATGAGCTGTAGCCAGAGGGGAACAAGTTTTACTACTGTAACAAATGGCACATATACTTTAGATAGATTTAATTATCGTAAAACTAACGATGGAGAGGTGACTATTACTCAAGATAGCTCTGCACCAGACGGATTTTCTAACAGTTTAAAGGTAGATGTTACAACAGCCGACACAAGTATTGGAGCAAGTCAACTTGCACTTCTTGAATATAATGTTGAAGCTCAAGATTTGCAAAGTTTAGCTTTTGGAACAAGTAGTGCAAAAAACATTACTTTATCTTTTTATGTAAAGTCAAATAAGACAGGCACATATGCTGTAAATATTCAACAGAGTGATAACTCTTCTAAACAAGCAGTATTAAATTACACTATAAATTCTGCTAACACATGGGAGAGAAAGTCTTTAACTTTTACTGGTGACACATCAGGAGTTATAAATGATGACAATGGTGTGGGCTTTGCTGTGTATTGGATATTCGCTGTTGGAAGCAATTTTACTTCTGGTTCTGCAAGTGCAACATTTCAAACATTTGCAGATGGAAATTTAGGTGCAGGTCAGGCAGTTAATTTGTTAGATAGCACCTCTAATGATTGGTTCATCACAGGAGTTCAGTTAGAAATTGGGCAGAACCCAACGACTTTTGAGCATGAGCCTTTTGAGAAGACGTTGGCTAAGTGTCAAAGATATTATCAAGAAATAGAATTATCAACTACATACAGAGAAATTAGTACTACAGAATATGGTGATTTTTTTCCTTTTAATACTGTAATGAGAGCAGCTCCTACTGGAGCAGTTGTAAGTCAATTTAAATACTGGAATGTTGGAACTCCAACAAACGTCACACCAAGCTTTGTTACTTTTATAGGTGGTAGTAGTATTGTTGTCACAAGCTTGACAAATGGCAGAGGCTTTCAGGCAGGTAAAGCATCTTTTGATTCGGAGCTATAAAAAATGAATATTACGTCAGCACAATATATGACAGCAGAAAAAAACATGATTAAAGCAACTATAGATGGTACAGAAATGTGTGTACCACTAGACACTGCCAACAGACACTACGCAGAAATACTAAAACAAGTACAGGCAGGTACGCTGACCATACAGGACGCTGACGAATGACCAAAGCCTTAGATCAACGTGTCACAAAGATTGAGACTGAGACACATATACAATTCAAAGAGCTATTCTACCGCCTTAAGAGGCTAGAGATGTGGCTCATCTGTGGCATGGGGGCTGTGCTTGCCATGCTTATAGGCGTGTTATTACAAATTAGTTAAATCTTAGGAGAAATCATTGGTTTTTGGTGTAGGAGAAGCCATAGCTGCTGCTGCTGCATTTAAAGCTGCTGTTGATGGTATTAAGAGTGCAATAGGTACGGCCTCTGATGTACGTGATATAGCAAGTCAAATAGACCAGCTACTTGATAGCAAATCACGCATAGATAAGGCAAAGAATAAAAAGGCTGCACCAGGGCAGTTCAGTATAAGTTCCATTGCGTCTGAAACTATAGACGCAAAACTTGCTGAAGAGGAGATGTATCAGATCAAGATGCTGATTGATAATCGATTTGGACATGGCACGTTTCAAGGAATCCTAGAGACACGCCAGAAGCGTATCAAAGAATACAAAGAAGCACAGATAAAACTAGCAAAGCAAAAGGCAGCCCAACGTGCTGAGATGATGAATGACCTCAAATTATTCCTATGGATTTTACTTGGGTCTATCGTTGCTACTATGGCTGTCATTGCCTTCTTCTTTGTACAGTGGTGAGCCTTACTGTTACGCTGTTAAAAAACATGAGTCGAGTGTTAGCCAAAGTGCTGTTGAGTGGATATGTGTCTATAGACACAATGAAATAATACAACTAGCACAGAGCGATAACATCAAGAATTGCTTTACGTGCTTTCTCAAGAAGTTCTCAGACTGGACGTGGGAGCAAGAGGTACGTAAGGGTATGCGCGAAGACCCAAAGTATATTACGTGCCGAAGATACAAGCGTAAAAAGGCAAAGAATGGACAAGAGGTTTGTCTCTATAGAGGCGCAAATAATACCTATACGCTTGTGGTTGAGGGGCAGTGTCCTATGGAGTTTAGGTGCAAGTATGAGCCTCATGGCAAAGAGCCTAACATTGATAGCGTTGTGGATTCATTGAATGAGAGTTTTAAGAAATGACACAGAAAAGATTACAGAAAGGGTCAGTTTGGGAAAAGGCTGATACGAATGGTGACAACATCATAACGGACAACGAGATTGCTCTTAGAGAGAGGATGATACGCATTGAGAACCAAGACAAGAAAGAAGATCAACAACGAATTATGGTCTGGTTTTCTGCGATCAGTGTGACAGCTTTCATTGTAGTACTTATGTTGCCTATCGTACCGCTCGACAGATTAGATATGCTCTCAAGCATAGCTTCTACTTGGGTGATATCCAACATGGGTATCATAGGGGCTTTTATTGCGTCTAATGCATTTAAAAAGAATGGGGAGAATAAACAATGAAAGTTAAAGGTGTAGACCTATCAGCCCTCACTAAAAGGCAACAGACAGCCATGAAACGACATGGAGAGCATCATACAGCGAAGCACCTACGCGATATGTTGAAGCGTATGAAGAAAGGCACAACATTTACAGCGGCACATAAAGCATCAATGAAAGCAGTGGGGAAATGAGTAAAAAGAAAGTCGCAAAACCAACAAACCCAACGCTCTATGCCAGAGTAAAGGCAG